TTTAGTTCGTGTATATTCTTATTCTGTATTCTATCAACAAATCGGTCAAATGTAAACAGATCATTTTTATTTATTACAACTATTTTAACAAATTTATTATCGAGTGTGCTAGTATCATAATCGCCATAATTAGTGCTTCTGTCATCATAGATAATTTTATGATACAGTACATGAGGATTTTGTATAGCTTCCAGCTGCCTATTTTCTGTATTAAGTATGTGAAAGTATTTTTTATCGTGCGCATCATTCCAGAAAAACTCCATTTGAGAACCGAGATAGGTAATATTATTCTGAGAAGACTTAGTATGAAAATGTCCTGAAAGTACCGATTCAAACCTTTTAAAAATTTCAGGATCTAAACCATGCTCGTTCTTAATACCTTTTGCCATATCATATCCTGATATTTCAAAGTGACCTCCTAACCAATCGCACTTAGCATTGGCTATAAAGTCTAAAGAATCTTTCTCATTCGTGTTAGAGATCCACGGAACTAATCCTAACTTAAACCCATCATAATCCATAACTCGAGGCTCATGAATAATATTCACTTCATTCATGTAATGACCCAATAGCTCTTTTAAACTGTTTAAATCATTTGTATTTTTATAGTAAGTGTCATGATTACCACAGATAATATCCATAGTAATACCATTGTCTCTTAACGGTTTAAGAAAGTGATGGCGGTTACGGTTAAGAGCACGGAAGTTGATAAACTTCCGGTTATCGTAGTAATCACCAAGATGCACAATATGCTTAATATTATGTTCCAAAAGATAAGGAAAGAATACATCGCTATAAAATTTCTCTGCATTATCGAGAAATACGTCAGAGCTATTGCGGATACCACAATGAGTGTCATTAATTATGGCTATCTTCATCTAGTATAGACCTTTTCGGTGACCAACCAAGCCGATACAAGTAGTCAACATTTGCCTGCGTTTTAATTCTTTCACCTTTAGGATTTTCATCTCTAATTTCTCCTTCATAATTAAATATATTTTGAGCCATGTCTAAAACTCTAAATGCTTTTCCTGTACCAATATCTAAAACTGTTTCGTCTATCATAGACCAGTTAATAGATATCGTCCATATAGCAGCACATAAATCGTCAATGTGAATCCAGTCTCTATAATGCTGAGAGTTTATATAAGTTACTTCTTTCTTTTCTAGCTTTTTGTATAGCATATCATCTCGACCAGGCCACACGGTATGAAACCTCATACCCTTTGCGTTACTTGACTTAGTAGCTAGTAGCTCACACATTTTTTTAGTAGCAGCATATGGATTACCCCACCACTCATATGCGTTAGAAGATGAAGCATATAAAACCTTTTTACAGAATAAATCTCCAAACTTTAAAGCGTTTTCTGTACCTACAACATTATTCTCATAGTAGAATTCAGGTTCCTCGAACGAACGCCGTACGCCAGGAATAGCAGCAAGATGAATTAACATATCCCATTTATCACCGGTATATTTATTATATTTGTGCCATTCACTCCATTGTACTATATCTCCATCGAAATGTACAACAGTATTTCCTTTATTTTCTAAGAATTTAGATAGATTAGATCCTACACAACCTTCCCAACCAGTTAACAATATTTTCATACTAATTAGTTTCCCATAAATTTAGTAAGGTCTGAATCTACCATCACTTCTCTTTTCTTTCGAACTACTTTTTCTTTCTTAATAAATTTTTTAATCTTAGTATCTTTTTCTTTTATCTTATCCATTCGATCTTTTAGTTGATCTAGAAAAGTATTCAGTACGGCTGTAGAACCAACATCTTCATTTCCTCCATGTACATATTGATCGATACCAGACTGAGCAAGATAACGCATTTTTAATTCTTGTTGCTTTTTTTCTTTTTCGATTCTTCGAAGAAAGGCATACCAACTAATCTGAGTAAAATAAGCAAAAGCGTTTGGCTTGCCAGTTCGAGTAGCTGCATCAACATTATAGTTGTTAATAGCTTTTAGACAGTTTTCTACAGCATCCATAACCATTTCTTCACGATATGTATATCGAATAAAATTAGATTTATGCGACAAACCTTCAGCTATTTTTAGAAAGCATTGAGCTATATAATCTGGAACAAGAGGAAGCTCTAACTCCTTTGATTTTGATTCGCTTAGTTCTCTACAATAATCAACTACAGCTTGAGAAAACTCAGCGTTATTTACGTAGTGAATGCTTTTCTTTTTTGCCATAACAAAATCCTTCATGTAATGTTTATATTCTACTGCATTTTTCGTAGTATGTAAATAGCATATTTTTTTTTATTTTTATGCGTTTTATGGTGTACAAACCCGCCCAGGTGTGTATAATAAATTAAGAGCTTTTTGGTGGGAGTAGTATACTAATGTAATTTATCTGGTTTTGGAAATGAAAGCACGTTATTGGTTAATTCATCTAACTCATCTTCGCCGATGTCATCTTCTCCTTGACCACTTAATAAAGCTTTTATCTTTAAAGCTACTTCTTCGTGAGTAAGATTTTCGTCTTCAAGACCTTCGTTTCCTAAAACGGCCTCTTTATAATACCCTAACATTTTGATGGAAGGGTTAGCTTCTGCTATTATACTAAAACCATTAAGTGATATAATTCCATCTGTATCATCTACCATAGTTAACCATGGCTTAAGAGTATAGTACCTATAACCTCTCATGTCGTCATCATGAGCTACAATTAAGAGAGACTTTCTTACGATAATATCTGAAGCGCCCATTTCTTCATCTGGCCATTCAACTACTTCGCAAACTATCTCTTCACCGGTACTAAGTTTAAATTGCTTAATGTCATACATTGATGTCTACCTTAATTATTTTATAGTTAAACTCTTCTTTTTCGTAAATCTTTACTCTCTCTGCTCCATGCATTAGAGTGTAGTTTTTCCTTCCTCTCCAGTGCAAATCATCTGTGATATCATATAGGGTTGTTTTTCTTCCATCGTCTGAGACTCTAAGACCACGGCCAATACTCTGCAGAACTTTGATTTGGGACTTGCTTGGTGAAGCGAATATGATATTATGCAGATTGCGAATGTTAATACCAGTGCTGAATGTTCCCAAGGAGGCGACGATGATTGCATCTTTCTGTTTCTCTACTATTTTTCTTATAGATTCTCGGTCCGCAGTATCAACTTCTCCTGAAACAAAAAACACCTTTCTATCCTCGCTTACTTTATTATTTATCATCTCATAGAGTGGCTTTCCATGAGCATCCACACGTAAAAATAAGACAAGAGTATTTCCCTTAGAGCTAACAGCCAAATTACGAATAAGGCGATTCCTAGCGTCATTTCTAATAATAAAGTCAATCTCATCTTGATAGGTTTGTTTTCCAAAGTTTTTCCTTATTTCTTCTGAGTAGTTTAGCAATAACACATTAATATCAAGAGGAGCTAAAGTTTCATTATCTTGTAAAGCCTTGGTAGTCGTAACTTGATATACTGGCCCAAACAATCCTTCAAGGACAAGCTTATGTGTTTGTGTACCATCTAAAGTTCCTGTTGTACCAAACCGGTATTTTGCTTCAGTGGCTTTATTCATAATCGATGATAGCGACTTTGATTTAAATCCGTGACACTCATCACCTATAACCATACCAAACTGTTCAAACCATTTCTTAGGGTATTTATATATGCTTTGCCATGTAGATATTATAACTGCTTTATCTGTAACTTTGTCTTTACCCGAATAAATACGATGCATCATTTCTTTAGTACCTCCATAATCAATGAAGTCTTGATGCATCTGTTCAACTAAAGATGTAGTTGGAACAATGATAAGCACTCTTCCACCTCTGGGGTCGTTAAACCCGTTTGATAAATAGTGCAACCAGTACTTAACTAACAAATAAATTATAAATGATTTACCACTACCAGTTGGAGATAATAATATTGCTCGAGTTCTTTTTAGGGCTGTTTCAAGCGCATCGTATTGATAATCTCGAGGTTGAAATGGAAGTGTTGCGTCAGCTAGTAGATCAGGTAGTTGTTGAAGAGGTTGTGGATCATAATGAGGAAAACCATAAGAAGATTCTTCAGTGTCAACAGCATATGATCTCTGAGATGCAAACTCTAACAAATACGCATATAGCCCAGCATTTAGCTCACCGTTCATGCGATTAAATAACCTAATTTTACCGTCCCATATCTTGTTTTTATAGGCAGGCATAAATTTATAGCCTGGTACAAAAAATGAAAAGTAGTCGGATAATTCTGCGGCATGCCCTGCTTCGCAATCAACATACAGCATGCTATAATCTTTTAATCTTACAGTAAAGTCAGCCATTCTCTTTTAATTCTTTATATTTTTGTCTCACATCAATAAACTGTGATAGGTAGTCATGAGTTTTTATCTTAAACACCTGAGGAGCATCATGGTCAACCGCTACAAGGATTACACCTTGTTTTATAGGAACCCCGGTTATCTCATAAAATGCTGCAGCATAGAACGATGCTTGTATAAAATAGTTAGTAATCCATTCTTTTTTCTTTGGTTTTCTAGCTGTCTTAAAGTCTACGATAGAAAGCTCGCCGTCGAATTCTGCAATACAGTCTACTTGGCCAGCACATTTAAGTTTATCACTATATAAAAACTCTTCTTGAAACCATACGTTGTTTAATCTCGTATCAATAATGCTTTTGATATGACTAAACGTATATAGGTTGTTAGGCATCGCGCCCTTATCCCAATCACTAATGTTATCTATATAATCCTCAGCAAGCTTGTGTACAGCAGTACCTCTTGTTGCTGCTTGATGAGATATTTTATTAGCCTCTTCTTCGCCTACTCTTTTACGCCATTTCATAATACCGTCTTTACTTAGAATGCCAAGAACAGTTGTAATAGATGGATATGAATTACCTTCAGGTGTAAAATACTTACGACTCTTTTCAGTAGTTTTACGAGTCACTTTCGGTAGTATTACCCCATGATCAAAGTGTGTAAACATTATGTGCCAGCCTCAAATTGTTTCCATCTTATAATATTACCTATAGTCTGATGCCTCCAATTGAGATTAGTGATAATTTCTGTAAGAGTTTCAACTATAGTTTTCCAATACTGCACCTTTTCTTCGCTTTTTTGTATTTCTGGGTCACTGTCGTAATAGTAATCCATTTCACCTTTCATGATTTTTAAACCATCAAGTGGATCATAGTCCCAGCCCAACTGTCGTATTTGCTCTTCAGACATTTTACCGTTATACCAAAGCCATTTGTGCTTGAGCAAGGTTTTTTGTTTGAATTCTTCACGCTTCTTTGCAAGTTTAGCTTCTGCTAACCACTGTAGATATTTTGCGTGTAATTTTGGTGTATCTCGAGATGTCTCATCTAATTTATGATCATCTATTTTTGAGTCGACAGACCACTCATCTAATATAGCCTTTAAGTCCATAGTATCTCCATAATATATAGTGTTATTTATCTTAGTTCAAAGTATGAGAATCTAAACGATGCAGGATAAGTAATGTACTGCTGAGCGCCTGAGGTAGCCTCAAGTGACATATCACCTAGACTTACTGGCATGCAATCAATATAACGTATTTGCCTCGTTGAATTATTGTGGGAGCTTAGAATATTTACCGTGATATCCGCATAAGCCGGCGGCTTGCCTTCTATTTTATCTGTTGGATTTGTAGTATTATTTTCCACAAGCCTATGCATCCAATTATACATCTCTGTATAAGAATTTAGATTTTCATCTACTAAAATAATAGCTGTTAGCTCACTGAATGTAAGTTTGTCTCCAACAAATGGAACAGAACTAATCTTTCTAAATGGCTGTTCTACAGAATTCATATTTAAAGAAGGGTGTAAAATAGCTTGACAGAAGAATTGCAAATTCGCATAATGTTTTCTATCTATAACCATGCTAAATGCACTTGGCTGCAAGTAGTTAAGGCCGTTTAAACCAGAACTACTTATATCGTTACTAACACTAACATCAACGTTAGGATTTAAGGTCGCCATAACTATTCTCCATAACTTTATCCTATTTATACTACCACATTCTGAAGGTAATGTACACCTTTATTAAAACA